CATCATCAATAAATAACCGGACATTTTTGCGTCGGGGGTGGAGTAGGGGGCGGAGGACGTAGTGTGGGAAGTTATTTGTAAGGTATGGGTTAAATTACGGAAACGGAAAGAGAATTAGTGATCACATGACTTTTGCAGAGATCATGTGTGTATCTATTTTTGGCTCGTATAAATGCTTTGTTGACAGGTCGTTATGGATCACAGCTGTTGTGCATACTAATGTTCCCAGGAACGGCACGCCCGGTTTCGCTCCGGTAAGTTTTGGGAATTTTACCGGTTTTACCGTAGTTTTGGATAAAATAATATATATGGATCGATTCCGCACAATGTGTAGATAAGAGTTGTGGTATTTATTTTAGGTGTTATGGCTAAAATTACGGGCTTTTTGAGATTTTAGGTTTTTGGGAACTTGGGAGGGCTGTTTAGGGAATTTGGCTTTTAGCCTGGAAAACAGGATGGTTGGGAACAGGATGTCTAAATTGGCCGCACGCCTAGAACATTTGGCGAAACGCCTGGAAAATGTTTATAGCTAACTGAAGTCATGCATTTTAAGCAGAATAACGGTTTTATATTTTTAGAGATTTTTAAAGGTCATTTTAGAGGCTTTTTCCACTGTTTTTTTACTTGGGGATTTTTCCATGAAATTTTGATAAATTACTTTTGGATCCGCCTAGAGTTGATGTAATGTGATTTTTTTTAAATTTGTTTTAGAAAAAGAATATAAAAGGCCGTTTTGGAAAAATAGATTTTATCCAGCTTTTGCAGAGAAGCAGCAGCCTTTTTCAAAAGCTGAATATGACTTCAATGGACGTGAAAGAATTTTTGTATGGAACTGGTAAGTAACTACAAAATAATTTTAAAAGCTATATTTTAATTTTTAACTTTATTTTAAGATTAGAATGTTAATTTTAGTTTTATTTCTTTAGAGGTGAAATCTAACTGCAACCATGCTGGAATATTGTATTACACTCGTTTATCTCGTCGAGCGCTTCCACCTCGACAAGATCCTAATGGAGGCCTGGGATTAATTTTATGCAGCGCCTATCATTATATTATTCCTCCAAATGGGAAGATTACGGTGTATACCGATCTTGCTCTTCGGTTGCCGGCAGGAACAGCTGCAAGAATTGTACCTTATTTGCCTGCTACTGGGGGTTGTGTTTTGGGGGCTGATTCAAGTCAATTGGATATCAATCACATGTATAATGTGTCTATTGTTGTTTATAATTTTAGCTCTGAAAAATACACTTTGTGTATTGGAGATCCTGTGATTCAGGTGCTTTGTGGTCATCTGTTTTGCCCCCGTGTGGAAGAAGATAACGTTCACCTTGCTGGTACTGTGTAAAAATGCGTCCACAAGTATATTTAGGATTTTTATTACAAGTAAAAATCACTGAAGAATTTAAAAATGCTTTTAATTTTGTAGAGCCAAGTTTTACTGTTCATTTTTTAAAAATATGTATGGAAGAATTTTATGTAATATGGGATTTGGAATATTGTTATGGATATCATATGTATGTTGGAGCTTTACCTTCTGCTGATTATTTGCAATTTACTTTATTTGTAGCAGGGAAAGAACATAACGGACATTGTTGGACTGAATTAAAGGACTTTGCAAGCATTTTTGAAAAAAATCTTCGCTTTCATTACCGCGAATTGGCAAGAGAAAAAGGTCTGGACATTGACTGTTCTCAATTAACTGTTTCCCCTTTGGAAAATTGGATGAGTCATGAATAAACATTTTACTGAAGATACAATAAAAGAAGTGGCTCGACTATTGGATCCTGTGTATAGTTTGTTTAAAAAATATTATTTTAGAATTGGGTCAGAAAGAAAGTTAGTAAAATATACTATAAAAATTTATTTTACTTTATGGGAATATATAAATGAAAATTGGCGTCAGCCACTTAAATGTAACAAAAAAATTCATAAATATTTAAAAAAATGGTTTAAGATTGAAAAAGAAGTAATGCATTTATTTTGGAAGTTAGAATTTTTAGAAATTAGGGCTGAATTTGTTTTTGGACGTCGTCGTCGTAGAACAGCTTTAATATAAAAATATTATTTTAATTTTTAGATGCCTACCACGAAAGTTACACATTGCTTAATGACTGATTCCCATCACGTGGGTCGTGTAAGAAGTAACCCAGGCTGCAGTTTCTTTATTCCTTTACGTGAGTTAGTTATTCCATGGGACTTATTATTTCAGGGAGGGGCTTATAGGATTTTAAAACAATTAGGATTATTTTGTTTTTCCTCAATTACATTGCCGGGTAGCTGCTATTACATTTTTGGTTATGAAGAATGGGATGTTCATTGTCATTGTTATAATGCTTACTCTTTACAATGTTTAGCTGGTAAAAAAATTATGTATTACTTACATGTAGAAGTTATGTACGGTTGTAACTATAATATAATGTTTAAAGATTACAGACCATATGTTAATTACAAAATGCCTGGCAATTTTATTTACATCGGTAGTGTGATGTTTAGAAAGTTTCATTTAATCTACATTAGATTTAAATTTTTAAGAGAATTAAGATACTGTATAAAAGTAGTTTCCTTTGGTGATGCTTGTTATATAAAAACAAATCATAATATGCTTGTAATCAAATGTATTTCTTGTAAAAATTTAACTGATATAGCTGCCGCTTGCTGTAGGAGACGCATTAGAAAATTATTACTGAAATGTGTAAAAGCAATCCGTTCACAACGTTGGCCTTTGTACCCAAGTAAAAGAGAAAAATTTCGCATAAAACACTTTACTGATTTAATGAATTATAACAAAAAATTTCGTAATTTTCGATACAGCAATTATTAATAAAATATAATTAACAGAAATTTGAAGTGTGAGTTTTATAATTGGGGGGAAAATAAAATTATTCTTCAGAAATATATGTAAATTGACACATTGAGGTAAAAATAAATTCATCAGCAAATTCTGTTGCTGCAATGGGGCCCCAACTAAAAACAAGAGAGTAAACACTAGACATTTCCTGATTAAAATAAACACGTAAATGTCCCAGTACATCATTTTTTTCTTTAGAATTAAAATAAGTAGGTATATTCATATATTTCATTCCTTGTAAATTTAAATTTTCCTCAGCATCTTCAGTTACATCTTTTTGATATAAAATTTTATTAGGCATAAATTTCATTCTATTTAAAGGTAAACTTACATTTTTATTTATTAAATCATTTTCAGTAAGATCACTAATTTCAAGTAGTTGTCCATTTTTATCAAAAAATAATCGAAAAAGTAAAGTTTCATTTACTATTTTAATTGGAAAGTAAATTTGAACTAAACCAGTAACTATAGTGTTAAAAGAACTTAAACATAAAAATACTCTACCTTGTTTTTCAAAAGTATTATTTTCCATATTGGTTCCAGTCCACCAAATACAAGGTGTATTAGTAATTTTTAATCCATGTTCATCATTAGTAAGACCTTCATTTACTTTAATTTGAATTTTATGATCAGAAGATAACTCCAACCCATTACCTAAATTTGGAATTATATTTCCCTCAGGTGAAAAATGCAAACCAGATCCTACTTTTACTTGTAAAGCACTACTAGGAAGTTGTTCTAGCCCTTGAGCTAATTTTAAAGCAATTCTGGGTGTAATTTCTCCAGCTGCTGTAAAACCTAAACCAGGGCCTAATTTAAGCTGTAATTCCCCAGTTGGTAAAAGTTGTAACCCTTTTCCTAATTTTAGTTCTAAAGCATTTGTAACATTATTTATTATTAATCCCTTCCCAATTTTTAATTCTAAATTTCCTGTAGAAGAAATAGAAAAAACATGTCCCAATAGTAAAGATAAAGTCTTATTTTCATATTTTAATGGGGAATTAACAATAAAATTAAAAGCAGCTAAGGTTAAAGCCTGATTATCATTATCAATAACTAATCCATTTCCAATTTTAAGAGTTAATTTATTATTTATTATTTGCAACCCATCACCTACTTTTATTTGTATGCCATTATTAATAAATTCCAAAGCTGAATTTTCATTAAAATTAAGTTGTAAGTTATCATTAATAAATTGAAGGCCATTACTAATTTTTAATTGCAATTCTTTGTTATTAATTTGTAAACCAGAACCAATATTTAAATTTAAAACATTCTTACTAATACTAAATGGATCAGAAATATTTAGTTGAAGAACTCCTTCTTTAACTATTAATCCATTACTATAATTTAATTGTATTTTTTTTGAATCAGATACAATTGGCGGCTCTCCATCAGGTAATTGAACATTAAGAGAATTATTTTGTAAAAGTAAACCAGTTCCTAAATTTATACCTAGGCCTGTGTCAGAAATTGTAAAAGGGTCATTAATTTTAAAAGTTAACTTATTATCAGAAATACTTAGTATAGAGGAATTTAATAATAAATTTATAGAACCATCTATAAAAGTTAATGGAGGTGAAATTTTTATCATTAGTTCATTATTATTATTAATTTTTAAACCTTCATTTTCTGAATATAAAAGTTGTAAAATATTTTTTGAAGAATAATGTAAAGGAGCTTGTGTAGCTAAAGCAGAAAACTTTGCATCAGATTCTAATAAACCTTCCTCATCTACACGTAATCCGTTCCCCAAATTTAATTCTAAATTTCCTTTATTATCAAAAGAAAAAGGATTGGATACTTTAAGAGATAAAGTTCCATTATTTTCTTCAGTAAAGCCATTGAAGTCATAAAAAGGAGGCATTAAATTAATACGTTTCACTTCATAAGGATAAACGGCATCGAAGACAGGGCTTTCAGGTTCTGTAGGAGAACTAGGTTCTTTTCTTTTCATGATGACTTTGATTTATAATGGAATTAAACTAAAAGAAAAAATTAATTTTAAAAAATTTAGAAAAGTTGCTTTTAAATATAAAATTCAGTATCAAAGTTGGGAAGAAGGGGATTATATAGAAGCATTTGGAGCTTTAAAAAAGAATACACTAATAAATTTATTAAGGTAAGTGTTTTTTATTTAATATAATTAATGTTACATAAAGTTTTTAACAAAGTAGGCATACAATCTTGAGAATTACAGGAGCAACTTATATAACCCTTATACCCATGATTAACTATATTTATTTTAATAGAGCTACCTAAATGAAAACTTTGACAAAGATTAGTAATATCAGGAGCTAATTCAAATTTTAGATTATGTTCTTGATATTTTTTTTCAAATAATAATTTACAAACTTTAACAGGACAAAATAGGCCTTTTTTACAATTGTGAATTAAAATAAGACTTTTTAATTCTTCATTGTATTTTGCTTCGTTGTTTCTTCTATAAAGAAGTTGTTGTTCAGTAAAATTTCCATCAATTTCCAATTCAGCCATTCTTTAACTATATTCTGCCACAGAGTCTGAAATAACATCATAATTAGAAATAAACTGATCAGGAAAAGAAGCAGGAGAGCTTGAATAGGGATTATAATAAACAGTAGGAACAAATTCTTTTACAAACTGATTAGAACCAATACCTCCATTGCGAGGCATAGAAGAAGCAGATTGTAAAAGTAGATAAGCATTTAGGGGAGTTAATGAATGACTACCCCCTCCAGCTAATTGCATGACCCCATCTGAACGGATAGGCATTCCCACATATTCGTTGTTTAATTGTATGGAACCGCCAGTTATTCCTCCTCCCGCCAACTGCATTCCAGAGTTACTCATGTAAGTCTCTAAAAACTGATTTCGTGGGAGATTTACAAGAGTGGGAATTTTTAGGGAGTGATCTATTTTCCTGGCAGGCCATCTCGGGGGATTTGGTAGGAGCCTGGGAGTCTCGGTAATTATAGCTTGTTTTTCCAAAATGTTATTCCTTTGATTACGTAAAGCAAATACTTTTTGAGACATGTTATTTCCGGCACTTAGCCAATTCATCTGAGTAGAATAATCCTGAGATGCTCCAGCTGCCACTCCCATCTGTGGTTGAAAAGTCCATACGTAGGGGGTTGGTATTTCTTTGCTCATGCCTATTTATAAGCTGTTTTGTTAGCAGCACAGTACTTTCTGAGAAGCAACTCTGCGTCGCGGCGGGTCCTCAGGAGCTGAGCTTCATTTTTATGGTAAAAACAACTGCGTGTTAGGGATCTAAGCGAACGGTTCTTTATTTTCAAACCTTTCTCTTGTCCTCTACTTTGTTGAAAAATTGCATAGAGAGTTGGAAAGATAGAATCTCTGAGTTTATCAGCGGCAGCGGTAGAAGATAGGTTAGCGGCTTTGGGTGTTGCTTTCTTGGCTTCTGTAGTAAGAAGTTGCATAGTAATGAATAACATTGGCTGGTACTAATACCCCGTTATGCATTAACATATAACGACGGGTAAAACGTAAATTGCCTTTACTATTATGTAAGCAATCCAAAATTTTAGCTTTATGTACCCTCCAGGATTTATAAGCTTTCTTACCGCTAGGAACGGTGTGTTTTATGTCCCATCTACTCTTCTTTTTGCTCACAGCCGGCGGTGCTGGAATTGGAGGTGATTCTGGAATCTCCCCCTCTTCCAAACTTGCCTGACTGGTTTCTGGATCTGATTCTGGTGTCTCCATTGTTTCTGATAGTTGTTGAATAGTTTGATAATTTGTCAGATTTTTGCCTGTTTTGCAAGGCATTATGATGTGTAGATGAGCCTACACCGTTAAGTTCCTCGCCTGTAATAGGGTCTAAATAAAGCCCATGTCCTTTTTTAAGGAGAAATTCCTCGCGGGCTTTTTTAATTTCTTGTAATTGGGTAATTATGTTTGATTGAGTGATGACACAAGCAGATAATTCTTTTTGTGGCTTTTTTGATTGGTCTTCAAAAAATGAAATTTTAGTGGGATAATAATCCTCTTCTACAAATTTTCTTAAATAAGCTGAAGTCCATAAACCGGGAGTTAATTTAAGAGACAGTGATTGACTGCCATCTTCTTTTGGAGGACCTTGAATTTCAAAAGTTCCAATAGTTTGTGTTTCATTTAACAAAGCATTATTAAAAATTAAAGATCTATGTGGGGAGCAAAGATTACATCTACAATAACAGGCCATTAAACCATCTCCTGTTAAATCATAAGCAATATCTGTATGAAACATAAAATAGTTTGCTAATTTTAGTAAATATGTATGACCCCACAAAGGAGGTGGACATTCTTTATATTCAATTGGAATAAAATCTGTAGGAAAAGCATTACAAACTGCTGGTAAAATACCAGATCTTTCTAAAATAAAACTTCTAAAATTTTGCATCATACTTTGACTTGTAAAATCTGGTAAACCATTTTTTAATGTAGAAGCTAATTTTTCTGGAAAAATTATTTTAGATAAACAAATGCTGGTAGTTGCTTCATTAAAATGGGTCCAAAGGTATTTTTTTTGTTTTAATAAAATTTTTTCTAAAAATTTTAAATTATCCTTTTCCAAACATTGTTGCCAAACTCCCATAGCAGTTTGCCATGTATAAACTAAGTATAAATATATAGTATCTCTTATATAATCTCTTCTAGCTTCATTTTTTAAACTATTATGTAAAACACTTTGTCCTAATCTGTTTTCATGTAAAATTCCCATATATGAAATAATATTTGGTAATTCAATTTTTGAAATTTCACATGCTTGTTTAACATATCCATGTCTAAACATGTAATGTAGATTTTCTTCTATTTTTTTAAATACATTTTTATCTGTAAAAAATTGTTGCATACATTCTAATGCTACAGTTACTAACACACTAGACATCATAGTTTTTCTTTTTTCTTCCAATTTTATATTATCTTGTAAAGAAATATTAAGCCATTTTGCCAACTCTTCATTAGTAACAGCCAATGTTTCTTCATTTTGTTCATTAAAATCTGTTTGTGGTTGTGTAGTTTTTAATATCAATGTTTCCATTACAACATTCATGACTTTAGGGGGTAAATTTAAAGCAGGAAAAGCAAAATGAGTTACTTCTATATTCCTTTTTACCACAGCTAAACGAGGGTTATCACCTTTTAATTCAACTAAAACACTATTTTGTTCTTGCAGAGCTTTTGGAGCAATCACCTCCTCCTGTCCTAGACCTTCAAAGATTTTTGGAACATCTTCCAAAGTCAAATAAGTAGGTAAAGTATCATTTTTTTTAAGTAGTAAAATTTGATCTGCTTTACTTCTATTTGCTTTACATGACAAAGGTATTTTTGCATTTTGAAAAAAAATATGATATGTAGCTAATACTTCTGGAACAATAAAGCAAGGATAAAAATTTATATTTGGATTAGGAGCACAAGTTCCATTTTCTAATTTTTTAGGTATATCTTTAGAAAATAAAGTTAGTTCATATAAATTACTTAAATCTTTGATAGAATCAGGACAGTTATTTATATTTAAACTTTTAGACAAAATTAAACTTTGTCTTTTAATATGTTTTAGTAAACAATCCTCAGTTAAATAATCTGTTTCATCATGTTCATCATCCTGAAATGTTGATTTAGTTTCATTCTTCATTTCTTGAACCCCTTCTGACTGAAGGATTTGCTCTTCTGTCATCTAGGAAAAATGAGCGCAAATAACCGGGCTGAGATTTCAGAAAGTAGTGAAGAAGAACTTCAAATTATCAAACTACAAACTCGCTCGGAAATAAAAAGAGGCCCTGGACGTCGTCGTCCTGCTATTCAAATATCTGACAGTGAATCTGATGGGGAAAATGAAGGCCCACTTACAACAGAAAAAGCAAATCCTAAAAACAAATCATCTAAAATGCCTAAACGAATCAGACTTGAAAATGTTAGGCCTGATTCGGCTGAGGCTTTTAGTGATGAAATGATGTGGCAGCATGCTATGGATAGAGCTGTAGAATTTTTAGTTCCTTTTAAAGTGGATATAAGAAATCTTACCCTTTTGGCTGACGCGGGTACATTAGAATGTTTTAGAAAAGGGGTGCAAGCTTATCTTAATGAAAAAAAACAACATTTGCAATTGTCTTACACTACTCAAAAAACAATGTTAACTATGATTGGAAGATTTTTGTTTAAATTTATATTAAGTTCTTGTGATTTGGACGGGCCTGGATGGGACCCTACTGGATGTGTAATTTGGGAACATGGATGTGATGATTCTGATTTAAAATGTCTTCATGGATTATCCATGATTACAAAAGAACAAATTGTTCAATTGGATATAAGTAGTGAAAATGCTCAAAAAGCATTAAAAGAAAATCAAGCAAATGCTAAAGTTACTACCAGCAAATGGGGTAGAAATGTAGTGGAAATAAAAAATGAAGATGCTGCTTGCTGCGCTAATGATATCAATGTACCAGCTGGTAATCATTGTTCAAAATCTTGTGGAATGTTTTTTACTGAAGGTAAAAAAGCCAGAGAAGGATTTAAGCAAATTATGGCTTTTCAGCAAGCAGCTTATCCAAAAATGAAAGATGCCAATAAAAAGATGCTTATGCCAATTAAATGTGATTGTAATTGGGCCACTAATTTGCCTCTTTTAGGCAGACAAACTTGTAAAATTACCCCTTTTACTGTTTCTGCTGTGGCTACTATGGATAAATCTTTGATTGATGATCCTAAATTGATGGCTACAGTGGATCATCCTGTATTGCTTGTTTTTCAATGTTGCAACCCTGTGTTTAAAAGTACTCGGGCAAACCCTCAAAAAAATTGTGATTTTAAAATAAGTGCTCCTGATGTTGTTACTGCTTTGCAAATTGCTAAACAAATTTGGATTAATGTGTATAAACGTCATGCTCCCATTAGAATTCAAAATTTTAAATGGCTTCCCCAATATCAATACCAAACCACCATTTTACCCATGGGTGAAGAAGACGAGGACGAAAGTTTGTTTTAATTGTAAAATCAATTTTATTAATAAAATTTTACATATTCAATTTATCAAATTTTGTTTGGCATTTTATTTGATTTTCATGGGATTTAAAATAAGGGGAATTTAATAATAAAAAGGTATATAAATTTTCTTGATTTTTTTTAAAAATATACTGACACTGGGGTTCTAAAATTTTATTATTTGGTACACTTTTAAAAATATCCATAAATTTATTTTTCATAGGATTTAAAGGATAATTAACAAAAGAATATAAAAAAGCACAACAAAATAAACCACAGGCCGCACTATGACCTCCTTGAACACTTTCTGTACTTTTAATAAATGTAACACATTTATTTATTCCTGATGTTATTGCACTTCTTTTTAAAAGACTTTTATATTCAAAATTATAAATTTGTTTTAATTTTTCATCAGAAAAACCAAAAGGATCAAACATATAAAATGTAAAACTTGGTGGATACCAAGCAAATGCTATCCAATGCATTCCCCCAGTTTCTCGAAAAGCCGTGTTTACAATTGCACAACAAGGCTTATCTTTATTAATAAAACCGGGAAACCTTTTGTCAAACGTTCCAAGGAAATATTTTCCCACTCCTAAATCAGTTATAATATGTTTTAACTCAGTTTCTGAAGAACCCATGTTTTCAGAAAATAAGTTTTTACAAATTAAAACAATAGGAGCCTTTCTAAAAAGATATTAAAAGCTAGCATAAACAATTAATATCTCTATAAATCTTCAAAATATAAATCTTCAAAATATAAAACTTTAAAATATTACTTAAGTTGTAGCGTTTCCTGCAGAAAACGGAGTTCTCAGGTACACTGCTTCAATTACACCTCTATGGGGTTGATGGATGCGACATACATCAAAAACTTCAAACAAAATATATAAATAAGTAGTTTCGTCCATAGGATCAAGTTCAAAAGTCATATCTAAAGCATGTGCTGCATTAGAATAAAGTAAATTTTGACCTAAATCTGTTAGTGTTCCCATATTCATAAAATTGGAAGAAAATGGTATTCTCCACAAAGTTTTATCACAAAGAAATTTTTTCTCTGTTTTCATTGGAACTGCATTTGGGCCTATCAATGGATAAGGCCAATTTGCAGGATATGGATGTCCCTCTCTAGGAGCAGTAGCAGCTACTGCACCAACAAAACCAGAATTATTATGTTGGTGACTTAAAATTACCCCTTTATAATTTCTATAATTGGTATCTACTACTTGTCTACACATAGGAGTAAAATTTTTCAAAAAGGAATAACTTTTTTCTTTGTATTCATCAGGTAAATAATAACCTTGATAACCAATATTATAATTAGCCAACATTTGCACTAAAAACCAGTCTTTAGTAATAGTGCTTTGAGCAGTGGTATAACCTTCTCCATCAACTGTTCTTTTAATTTCAAATTCATTAGGTGTCAAAAGTCTATCATTTCCTGGCCAACTTACAGAAGAATCAAATTGAATTGCAACTCTTCTAAAGGTATGGTTCAAATAAAATGTTCCATCTAAATAGGGAATACTTCCAGAATAAGTGAAATAAGGATCAAATGGAGAACCTAAGGCTGGAGTTTCTTTTTGTTTTATTCTAGTAAAACTCCATCCTCTAAAAGCAGCCCAATTTCTAGATGGAATTGAAATAGGAAGTTGAGTAGCCTTAGGAGGAATGGGATAAAGCATATTAGCAGAAGACAAATAATCATTAAATGTTTGATCATTTGTTTCATTTCTTAACATTGCTTCTAAAGTAGAAGCAGTATTATGGGACATTGGGAAAAAACTTGCATACAAATTTACACTATTGATGGTTATAGTTGCCCCATCTGCTCTTAAATCATTTCCTAATGTACTTTGCAAAATCATATTAACATCTTTTCGAAAGGCCCATTCATAAGTATAAGTACCAGGCAAAAGAAGTAAATTTTTTATAGCAAAAAATTTTTGAGGAACTTGAATATGAAATTCACAAATTCTTCCATTTCCTAAAAGTTGGGATCTGTATCTTAAACCAGGATTTCTGTGATGATTAAATGGATTTACATTATCCATAATATCTGGAGACCATTTTGAACCAATATTAACATAGCTATCAATAAGATTTGTGATAGGAATTCTTCCATTCATATAAGCATACAAATCCTTATTAGGTGGCAATTCAATATTAGGTGGAGTTTGTTTATATTCATCTGGTGCATACAAAGCTATATTAGAATACAAAAATCCTCTCCACAAATTTGCTGCCAAATTAATTTCCATACAACTTACATTTCCCAACCCTACATTTACAGTTCCAATATCTTGATTATTTGTTTTTTCAGCACTACCATCATTTTTTACTGCAGTAGCTACATTGAAATCCATACCAGCTAGTGGAAAACAATAGTTAGGCATTTCATCTTCCACTCCATGATTAGAAATAACTCTAACATCTGGATCATAATCATCTACTGCTTGATTCCATAGACTAAAATATCTAGATCTATCTGTAGTATTTGCCAACATTAATTGATATGAAAGTTCTGTATTTCTATCTTGCAAATCAACTACAGCATTTAGTTGAGAAGATTGACCAGCTAAAACTCCCAAGTTACCATTACTATTATAATACATCAAACCTATAAAATTATCTCTAAAAGCAATATAATTTGGCCTATTTGGAGCACTTTGTTGCCCTAGACTGGGGAGGTGAGTTTCCTCATCTTCATTAATTTTGTAAATTAAATGTGTATCTGGTGTTTGCATATTTACAGTTTCCAATACTAGAGCACTATCTGGGGCAGCAGCATTTGCACCATTTTTAAAATAAACATAGGAAGTTCCATTTGTATTTTGTCCTCCATTAATATTAGTAGGAGGAGCATATGAACCATAACATGGCAAATGAGGTGTATCTTTACTTAAAACTCTACCCCCAAAAACAATGTTATTACCAGTTGTTTGAGTCCAACTTTCTTGCCCATATTGAGGCTCTGGTTGATAATTTGTTTCTGCAATTATATCTGCATTATTTGCTGCTGTTCCTACTACAAAATTTTTATTATTATCCAATTTTCCAGGAAATGGAGCTTGAGCAAAAGTTTTAATAACATTATTTTCATTATTTTTGCCATCATATTGAATATTGTTAGTGGCACTTTTAGGGGCTAGAGTATTATAGGCCGTTCCACTATAAGGTTTAAATGTAGGCCCTCTGTCTAATACACCTCTAATGTCAAAATAAGAACTTGCCATGTCTAAAACTCGATTATCACCTACAGCCAATTGAAATCGAGTTTTATAAGCATATTGAGTATCTTCCTTGTCCACTGGTACAAATCTGAGTTGGAGTCTCTGAGATCTTTCTGTGGTTACATCATGGGTAGGAGCCACCATGGGATTTCTAAATTTGCTGCCAAGATTAAAATAACTTTCTGTTGCTTGTGCAAACTGTACTAGGCCAGGTGAAAGGTATTCAGAAGCGTCCTGACCGGCGATGTGCATGTAGGCCCACTGGGGCATCATCGAAGGAGTGGCCATCTTCAGCTGATTTTTGTAAAAAAATTTTCAAAAAATTCTTAATAACACCGTCTTTTTTTACTAAAATTAACTCCCACGCCCACAATATTATTTAAAGTAGTTTGCCAATTGCGCTGTGAAGGAGGAAAATATGTTTTTGGAGTGTTAACATTGGTAGAAGGCAAAACAACCTCTTTGCCATAAATTTCATTATAAGATGGAGGATCATAACTTTCCTCCACCTTTCTTTTTTTAGTAATAGGTGGGAGTGAAACATGACTGAAATCCTTTTCTTCTGTTTCTTCTAAAACATCCAAGGGAGATGGTGTTGTATGTACTGGATCAAGACGTTTTGCTAATGTTTTTTGAATTTCTTGATTAGCTATATCAACAGCTCCATGAATACCTGAACTTATTCCTTCTACTATTTTTTCTTGTAAATTTGTATCTTTTAATTTTTGTTTCAAGGCCTGCCCTGTACTACTGTTTAAAGCTTTTCTTCCTAAATCTTTGACTGCATTGCCAAATACTTTTAAACCACTTAACAAACTTCCCCAGTTAAAGGCGCCGCCATTCATTTCACTGGTTCCAATATTTGACCAAGCGCCAATCAAAGGTTTAGTGCCTTGTCGCGGGGCAAGAGCAGCAAAATTGATTTCTTCCATATTTCTGGTAAAAAAAAATTACCCACAAATTTTAATTCCGAGAAGCATTTAGAGCGACAGAGGCAATGCCTGGAATAGCTCCAATGGCAGCTGCCAAAATTGGGGCAAGGAGAGGTAAAAACCCTCCCTTAAGATTTTTTATATGAGTAGAACGATGACGTCCTTTTTTTCTTTTTCGTGTAGAAACAGGTATTCGCAATCGATAGGTGACCATTGAAGATTTTGTCATTTTTTAAGCCTATGAATTACAGGTGATAAAAATTAACATACAAAAACACTATTAAATAGTATTACGACGTTGAATTGTAATACTAGGATGATATCTAACTTCAGGAATAATTCTTTTTTTAGCTCGAGGATGTTTAATGGAAGGATGATAGACAGCTTCAGGAATAATAGAATTTGCAGAAGGATACTTTTTCTTTTTTGTTGTAACTGTTATAGAAGGATGATATTTTACTTCAGGAATCATCTTCTTTCTGTTTTTATCCTGAATGGGAGCAACCAAAGTAGATTGCAAAGATTCAGAAATAACATTATCAGAAGTATTATTAACTGGAATATCTACATCTACAGTTCTAATTCCAAGCCCTGGAGCTACTGGTTTTACAGGACGAACTTTTATGTCAGCTTTTACTAATTCAGAACCTGTAGAAGTTTCTATTGGTAGAGCAACTTCCATATTTGCTTCACATCTATCAGCTCTCTGGGAAGTTTTTCTTTTTTTACAAGTTAATAATTGACCAGTTGGCTGCAAATGTTCTCTACCTCTCTTTCTATTAATAGGTATAATTTGTTGCTCAGTTACTGGCTCTAAGTTTGGAGTGGGGTTATAATTATCCAAAGCTACAAAAGAATCTTCTATTTTTCTTTTCTTATTTAAATATTCATTTGATTCTTTTTTTCTTTTTAAATTTTTCTGTAATTGTTCAATTTTTTGTTTTTTTAATTGAGTAGTTATAAAATCATCAGTAATCTCTTCACTAAAACCTCTTTTTCTTTTTAAATTAGGTGTTACCATTTCTAATAAAGGCATTTTTCCATAAGCAAATTCCCCTTCCCTATTTTTAGCTTGTTCTAATATATCAGTATCTGTAAATATTTCTTCTGCATTTCTTTTTCTATTTAGTTTTGGAACTGAAGAATAAACTAAAGCAGTTCCAGGTCTTAGAATTTTTTGAACTTTTCTTCCTCTCCATCGATATTGTCGTTTAGGTTGAGGAGGAATATTTATTTTAAATTCTTTTTTAATTTCTTTTATAATAGGTTCATCCTTTTCATCTTTATAAGCCCTTTTTCTTTTATTCCTGGGCAACTCATGAACTTCAGTAACTGAAGGTTGATACGGTTCTTCTTTAAGCTGGCGAGAAGTCATAGTAAATTATCCACTCCAGTCTGTGCAAGTCAAATGGAGATTTATTTAAAACAATTACCTGCACAGATACAAATATAATTTATCTTCTTTTTCTTCGTTTGCCCTTACTTACTATAATTTTAGTACTCAATGGTCTTTTTTTTCTTAACCGTGCAGATCGTCTTGGTTCTCCCTCTACCTCTGCTTCAACTTCTATTCTAGGCCTGTGAACTACAGGTCTACCATGTCTTGTTTTACTACCCCAACGAGCTCGATAATACTGTCTTACTAACACTGGAGTTTCTTCACTATACTCTCTTGCTCCTCCAATTAAGCCTCCATACATTTTACGAGAACCCATCCCCCATCCTGTATTATTAGCAGGAGATATAAGAATAGCCATGATTAAATGGTTCGACTTGATAAAACTTTAGGTGTAATTATGCCAACACTTTTGGTTACGTATGGGCAAAGTCTTCTTCTAGCATCGGTTAAAGTTACTCGTTGAACACCAGAAATGCTGTTCTTTAATGGTATGGTTCCATGATCTGTTATCGCTGGCACGTTTTCAGTAATGGTGGTTATAGTAGGTGCTGGTGGTCGAATAAGAATCTGATTATTTGGAAATCTATTAAATACATGAGTTTGAGCTGTTCTTTCTCTTACTAATTGAGAATAGACAGCTTGAGGATTATAATAACTTCTTGCATGAAGTGGCATTAATTCAGTTCCAATTACAGGATAATTTGATGAACTATGAGAATCTCTAAAACTTACTGGTGCAGTTGCTAGATTAGGAAGACTCCAATAAATTTGTTCAGCACCACAAGTAATATCAGGTGTAACCAATAAAGTCCAACTTTTAACTCCCTCTGGATCTCCATAATTATAAGCTAAATACCAACTCCTATAAGCTGTATCATTTATATCTGCTTCTGGATCTTCACCTACATGATAACTTCTGCCTTTTTTATCTTTTTTTAAAGCAGTCCAGCCTTGCATATCTCCTCGCCCATCATTTTCTACATCTCTTAAAGCTGGAATATTACCTCCTCTTAAATCTTCATAAGTAATTATAAAACCTTTTTGAAATGGAAATCTTTTTCTAATCCCTAATAAGTTACTTAAACGACTGTTAGTAAAATCTACAGCACAATTTGGTAGTAAAACAATATCTGGATGAAAAGCTTCATAAGTATATACACCTGGAGCAACTAATCTTTTTTCAGGATCCCATCCAAGTTTAAAATTTCTAGTGTCAAATTTAATACCTATATCCTCCTCTTTAACTCCATATTGTCTACCTACTTTCATATAATTTTCAACTATTGCATTATTCATAAGTTCTAAAACCATTATTAAGGAAAAATTACCCTCTGGTATAGTTAAATCAAACCATTTATAAATAGGTCTATTAATATTGGTTTTATCAGCCATAACTTTTACTCTAAAATTATTAGTATACATAAATTCATTAATATTTGGAATAGCCATATGTAAAATAGTTTTAAATTGTCCTCCCCATCGTGATCTTTCATCTAATTTAATGGTTTGTGTACTTGCTTCCATAGGACTAAAATCACTATTTTGAATAACACTAGTAAGATAGTTACTTCTATCATTTTGATAATTAAGAGATTCAATATCAGCAGATTTGTTATCAATTAAATATAAATTAGTGGTATCATAAACTGGAGGAAGTTGTGAATAAAGAATACTATTTCTTCCCTCAGACGGAGCGTTGTATCTTGGAGGAACAAAAGGATCTTGAAGTGCATTATCACTTAAGACGGAGTCATAAGAAGGAGGAGGTGTAGTCAATCGAAACATTGTCCTGGCATATTAAGTAGGAGGACACAAATTATAATGGCTTTGGTAAGTTTATTAATGTATTACCAACAAGAATTATTTCCAATTACAGAAAAAAATCTACCACCACTTCCATTAAATTTTTCTTGCATTTCTTTACGTTCTTGGGCATAAGTTTTCCATCGAGCAAATTTTTCAGTTATAGATTCCATTTCTTTTTCAATATTTTTATCATTAGAATTATTTAGTAAAGAATAATAATCTACACTATTTATTTGGGGGTCTGCTGTGGCTCCTGGGAGGGAGAACGTTGAGGAGTAGGGAGAAGATCTGGAAACAGTTGCATGATCACGGCTACTAGAGGCCTCACCCTGTCTACTGTCTTCTGAAAGAAGTTTTTGATTTTGTTCCTGACCGAAATAACTGCTGTCAAAATCGTTCCAAAGCAGTCCATCTGAAACTTCAGGAAAATCAAAATCACCGGTATAAAATCCTTCAGGTGGTAACCATTTTGGATTTAAGACTGCATTAGTAAAATAATTAGGGTACATGCTTGCAGCCCTATGTAAGTAGTCCATTAATTTGTTAATAAAGCTGCGATTTTTAGAATAAAATGAAGGTTCAAAATTAGCTACAGTTTGATCTAAAGCATCTGTAGCATCAAATCCTTGTTGTAAATATAAAGAAACTGACTGTTGAACAAATCTTAAAATTCTTTCTTCTTCAGCAGTTAATGAAAAATCACTAGGTAAATTAGACTTTTTATTAGTCAATAAAAAGTTTAATGTAGACTGCAAATTGGAAATATTTTCATTTCCAATTGCTTCACTAATTTGAGTAATTTCATTAAAAGTTGTTTCATTCATGTTAGCTTGTCCTATTGTGTCTCTATACAAAGTTAGTAAATGTCCAATATATGTATCTCTTGGAATAGTTGTAGAATTTGTAAATGGAGCCACCAACAACAATAATAACCGTGTATTTGGAGTTAATAAGGATGTAATACTAGTTGATGAGGTGGTAGGAGCTTTAACCCCCCATAAAGATTTTAAATTTTCAAATGCTTTAGTTAAATTAACTGTATGAGAACCATTTCTAGATGTTTGCAAATAAAAATTAGGCCCTGCTTGATAAACATCAGTTTGAGGTACCTCACTTACCAAAACTTTTAAACTACTAATAAAAGCTAAATAACTATCTTGTCCTTTAGAAACAGTTGCTGGCAAAGTTGAAAGAAAACTATTTAAAGCAATTAAAGAACCTAAAAATTGACCTGATTTTATTCTTTCTTTTTTAGCTAATGCTTCTTTTACATCAGTAACTAAATAATCTAAATTAGATTGTAAGTTTATACTATTATATTTACTAACTCTTTCTAGTAAAGCATTAAACATTTCCCCTCCTTCATCTGCTCTAATAGCTTTAGCTTTAATTAAAGCATCCACTAAACTTAAAATTTTTTCATAAGTAGGATTTTTACGAGAAGGTACAAATGTTTCCAAAATAGTACTAAATCTATTTCCTTTTGGTTGATTTGTAAAATCAGAATTAAAAGTTAATCCCAAAACTTTTTTAAAAGCCTTTGGCCATTCTTGTTTTTCCGTAGCCTGCATCTGCATTAACTTCCGGGTAGGTTGCATGATGTTCACTAAAAAATGAGTTATCATTTGAATGATCTTCAAAATTTTGATTGGAATTTAAAAAAGCTTTACGTAAACTAAATAATAAATCATCATCATTTAATTCCTTATTTCTACAATTACTAACAATTTTTTCAATTTTTTCATTTCTATAAATTCCTAAATCATCACTTAAAACTAAAATTTTTAAAACCATTCTCATATAAAAAGTGTCAATTTTTACTTCTTTATCTAAAGGTACAAATGGTGATTGAAAAATTTTTCTAGCATAAAATTTACCCAAAGAAATAATAGAATAATTTATTGCTGCTACTTTTTCAGAAATAGATAAAGTAGTTTCTTGCACAATAATAGACTGTAAAATATTAATTAAATCATAAAGCCATTTAGATTCACTATCTGCAATATTTAAAAAGGTATCTTTAAAAATACCTTGATTTTTTATATGTTGAACTATTAAGAAAAGTTGGGTTGTTAAGCACTTACTATTTATATTATGTATATAAGCTTCTACAAAATCCCATAAATGCATTAAGCCAATAGTAACTTCCTCTCTAGCTAGTAAAGTTCTTAAATTATTATTAAAAGATTTTTGAAAATTTAATTCTTCTTTAACAGTTTGTTCATAAGCAGTAACTAAATTAGCAGCAGCTAAATGTGCTTTAGCAGGACTAACTCCAGTTTCTTCATTAATTTCAAAATCTTTTTCAGTTAGCAATTTATCTTTATCTAACTCAATACATTTGCCAGCTTTATATTTTAAATCTCTCATTTCCTCAGGTTCTTCTCCAGGACGATCTCTAAATAAATTTACTTTAGGAATAGTAGCTTCACTACTATCTTTTTTTAGTTGTACTCGAGGGTGTTGATCAGGTGGAATATGTAATCTAGCTAAACCTTCACCCTCCATTTGGGTATTTTCGCTGTCATCAGTGGTTTTGAAGTTTTTCATCTGGCGAAGTACTGGATGCATCTGAAAGGCCATATTTCTTCTTTCAGAACGCCATGGACTACGCTCGCCTTACTGGTCAATCAATCTATACCATGGAACTTTTTAGACCGATCAGAAATTTTTGGGGACGTGTGCAAGAATGGACACGAGCCTCAACTACAGCTGCAGGCCTTACTTGGATGTCACGTTATATTTATAATTATCCCCAATTAATGTTAATGAATTTAAGTCCACGTCAACCAGCTACAATAAGATGGCCATTATATTTATATCCACCACCCCATTTTTTAGTTGGATACCAATATGTTATAAGAGTGTGTAATGACTACATCTTTGACACTCGAGCTTATAGTAAAATTAAATATCATGAAATACATGGTCCAATGCAACAACTTTTAAATTGGTCCATGGTTAGTAATTGTACCTATACATTAAATACTGGTACATATCAAAGATTTTTAGATTTAGATAATTTTCAAGAAACTTTATCTCAAATTCAACAATCAATTTTAGCTGATAGAGTAGTTGCTGATTTAGGTTTAATTCAACCTATGCAAGGATATGGTATTACACATATTTCTCCTGAAGAAAATGTTCCTGTGCATATTTTTTTACAACAACAAACAAGAAATATGGGAGAAACAAATGCTTGGGGAATGGCAGAAAAAATAAGAATTCAGCAAGCAGGCCATAGTGATGTTATAATATTACAAACAATTAGGCAGTTAAAATGTGCTTATTTTAATTATTTATTAAATGTTAATAGTGACATGCAACTTAGCTTACCTTGTGATTGTGACTGGATTCACGCTTTTATTGAACAATTTAATGAACCAATTAATGTTCAAACTTTATTACAGTCAGGATTGCCCCTACAATATATATTAAAAAGTGTAATTAGTTCATTAAGTTTACCAAATAATACACCCTTTCAATTAAGAGGAGGAGCTTTTGAATTAAGACCTAGAGAAAATGGAAGAGCTGTTACTCAAGAAATGAGAATGCGAAGAGGGGAAATGATTCAAAGATTTATTGACAGTTTACCTCTTCCAACTCGTCGAAGAAGGCCTCGCCCAGTCACTCCTCCTCCACCTTCTCCAGAAGGGGATGAATCTGAAATGGAACAGGAAATTACATTTGAAGAAGAAGTTAGAAATGCTATTGCAGAAGTTATACGTTTATTAGAAGAAGAATTATCTGTTCAAGTTAGAAATCAAAATTTTTTTAATTTTACTGTAAATTTTTATCAAGTCATGCAACGTTTAGAAGCTTTGGGTGAAATTACTGAACTTGTTTTACGTAGATGGGTGTTATATTTTTTTGTTACTGAACATGTGGCCTCAAGTTTAAATTATCTTCATCAGGCTTTTAGAATGGCCAATCCATTTACAAGATTTGTGGATTTAAATTTAGCTCAAATTATTTTAAGAGCTAGAAATACAGTAGGAGAAGTTATTTATAGTAGACTTTGGACAGATTATGGACAGGATGCTTTTATTAATGTAATGAATAGAATAAGTAATGATTTAGCAATGTCTGTAGAACGAGCAGGAATGGGAGAAGTGCCAGAAGAAGAAATTGATCAACTAATGACAGATATTGCTTATCATGATAATAGTGGAGATATAGAAGAAATTTTAAAACAAGTAGCCATGAATGATGCTGATATTGATTCTATGGAAATTTCCTTTAGGTTCAAACTAACGGGACCAGTGATTCTCAGTCAACATCGAGAAATTCAGAATATCAACAGGAAAGTAGTGTTATTAGCAACTCAACTACGAGCTCAAAGGTTACCACTACCCCAAGCACATCAGGCTGTACAACTTCCACCTTAAAAATAAGTAAATTAAAGGGTACTAGAGTAGTAAGAAGAGCTTGTAATTACATACAAGGAATAGACAGTGATGGAGAAATTATTGAAATAAAATACTTTAATGATACTTTAAAAGCTTTACAAAATATATTTCATGTTCATTTACAAGAATTACCATTTTGTTTAACACATTTAAATGTTAGTAATATTTTTACCAAAATAGAAGAATGTCAACCTACTAATGCAAAAATATATTCTTACTTTAAAGGAAAATTTAAAACAACTAATATAAATTTTAATGAACCTATTGTAAATTTTCCTTTACAATTTTTAATTTACAAAAATAAAGTATTTTTAATAAATGAAATTAATGCAATGCAAAAATGTGATTATTGTGGTAGAATTTATAAAAATTTTCACACTTGTAATTTACGAAGACGAGAATATTATTTTCATAATATTAATGTGCAAACAGCAGACTGGTGGGAAAGTATATCTTTTTTCCCTATAGGAAGTTGTACTTTAACAGAACAATTATTTGTAACTTATGATGTTGAAACTTATACATGGCATGGACAATTTGGAAAACAGTTAGTACCTTTTTTAATTGTATTTAAATTATCAGGTAATACAAACCTTGTTAAAATTGCCACTGAAATAGCCTTGGAACAAAAATGGGATCAATATAATTCTTCAGAAAACTTATTTTTTTATATAAATCCTCAAAAAAGAAGCATAGGTTACAAATTTAAAAACTTTAGAGAACTTGTGCAGCATAAATTAACTAATTTATTATGGAATGAATTTATTGAAAGTAATAAAAACTCTTTAGATACTTTTATGCAATTAAATAATATTACTGATTATGAAGAATTAAGTTTTAATCAAATTAAAAAACTAACACTTTCTGGTAAAACTCGTTTAATAGAATTTTATATAGTAGGACATAACATTACAGGTTTTGATGAAATTGTTCTTGCAGCACAAGTTATTAATAATAAATATTCCGTACCTAAAGGATTTAAAATATTAAGAAATTTCATGCCTAGATGTGGTAAAATTTTATTTAATGATGTTACCTTTGCTCTTCCAAATCCAGAATATATTAAACCTACAAAAGAAACTTATAAAATATGGCAGGAAGGAATTTGTAACCCACAAGATTTAAAATACCAATTTGTAAAAGTTATGGTTAGAGATACTTACGCTTTAACCCATACCAGTTTAGAAAATGCAGCTAAAGCTTATAATTTAAATATTAAAAAAGGCTGCTGTCCATATACCGCAGTAAATGAATTTTATATGTTAGGAACCTACCAAACTGATGAAGATGGTTTTCCTGCTTGTAAATACTGGAAAAATAGTGAAGAATATAAAGAAAATAAACAAATTTGGAAACAATCCAAAAAACCTAGTTATGACATTGTTCAAGAAACAATAGATTATTGTATTTTAGATGTAAATGTAACTTCAGAACTTGTAAACAAATTACTATTATCTTATAAAAATTTTATAGCAGAAGCAGTAAACTTACCAAATTCAAATTTTAATATTTTTCAAAGACCAACTATTAGCTCTAATTCACATGCAATTTTTAAACAATGTTTATATAAATCTGAAAATCTTTTAGGTCCAAATTTAGATGAAATACTATATGCTCCTTCAAAAGAAATGTATGAATATGTTAGAAGTAGTATAAGAGGAGGACGATGTTATTTAAATTATATAGGAATATTAGAAGAACCAGTATATGTTTATGATATATGTGGAATGTATGCCAGTGCACTAACACATCCATTCCCAGCTGGAAAACCCCTAAATACATTTGAAAGAAATATTGAAATTAATAAATATGTTTACTATTTACAAAAATATAAAACAATTTCATATTTTGATAAAAATTTACTTCCTGGAATACTTACAATTGATGCAACGCCCCCACCTGAACATTTCTTAGATTTACTTCCTCCTTTTTGTTCTAAAAAAGGAGGTCGATTATGCTGGACAAATGAACCTTTAAAAGGTGAAATTGCTACTACTATTGATATAATTACATTACATAATAGAGGATGGAAGGTAGAAATTTTACCTGATGATAGAAGTACAATTTTTCCAGAATGGAAATGTATAGCAGCTGAATATGTAAAACTAAATATAGCAGCCAAAGAAAAAGCAGATAAAGAAAAAAATCAAACTTTAAGAAATATATCAAAATTATTATCAAATGCCTTATATGGCTCATTTGCTACCAAATTAGATAATAAAAAAACAGTTTTTTCTGATCAAATGGATGACATTTGTAAAAAAGACATAGCCAAAGGAACATATAAAATCAAAAATTCTACATTTATAGAAACAGATAATTACAGCGCAGAAATTATACCCCAATTTACAGTTTTATACTCACCTTTAAAAAGAGCTGATTCTGAGCAGCCACAGCTACTCAATGATCAAAATCTTGACACCGAGACCTCTATTTATAGTGTCATAAATCACGTGACCTATCACTATAAACCAATCACCTTTCTAGATTGTGATGAAGATGAGGCATGTTTACATACTTTGGAATTAAATTCCCCTCTTATTGTTAATAACAGATACGCCTCACATATTGCTTCTTTTGTTCTTGCTTGGACAAGAGCCTTTATATCCGAATGGTCAGATTTTTTATATGAAAATGATCGAGGGATTCCAATTGATAAAAGACCATTAAAATCTTTATATGGAGACACAGACAGTTTATTTCTAACGGAACTTGGAAGAAGCATTATGGAGCAAAAAGGTAGGCATAGAATTAAAAAAAATGGGGGTAAATTAGTTTTTGATCCCAAAAATCCAGATTTAACTTGGCTTGTAGAATGTGAAACTAAATGTATAAAATGTGGTAAAGATGCTTATAGTTCAGAATCAATTTTTATGGCGCCAAAATTATATGCTTTAAAAGATATTACTTGTAAATTTTGTAAATATGTAGGCCCAGGTAAATTAAGAGCCAAAGGTCATCCTAAAACTGAATTGTCATATGAAACAATGTTAGCTTGTTATCTTGCTGATATTCAACAAGGAAATGATCATTTTCAGACATCCCGATTGAGTCTACGCAGAACATTAGTAACATCAATGAACAATGTTCAACCATTCACGGTAACTCAATCAACATTGACAAGAACTTTAAGACCATGGAAAGACAAAACTCTTCATCAAGTGAATCAACATCTACTGATACCATACTCTACGAGCAACCCAAATCCAAGAAACACAGAAGTTTGTTGGACGGAACTTCCATGGGAGAATTAAAAGAACTTTGGGAAAAATTACAGACTTTAAATAATACTTTACAATCTATGTCTTGGGCTGAAGGTTTAAAACCTTTAAATATTTTTAATTCATTTGATGATTTAATAAGTTTTGGGGGTGAAAAACTACTAAATGAATTATTAGAAGAAAATAAAATTATTAAAAAAGAATTTACTAGTGTACAAGAATATTTACATAAAAATCAAACATGTAAATCTTTAAATTATAATATGCAACCATTTATAGGGGTTATTTATGGTCCTACTGGTAGTGGAAAATCCCAGTTACTTCGAAATTTACTATCTTCTCAATTAATTCATCCACAACCAGAAACAATATTTTTTATTGTGCCCCAAATTGACATGATACCCCCTCATGAATTTTCAGCATGGGAAAGTCAAATATGTGAAGGAAATTATTTAGCTGGACCTGATGGAATAGTTATACCTCAAAGTTCTACTTTAATGCCAAAATTTATTAAAATGTCTTATGATGAATTTATTCAAGATCATAATTATGATATTAGTGACCCTAATAATGTGTTTGCTCAAGCAGCAAAAGAAGGTCCAATAGCTATAATTATGGATGAATGTATGGAAAATTTAGGCTCAACTAAAGGAATAGCTAAATTTTTTCATGCTTTTCCCTCAAAATTACATGATAAATTTCCAAAATGTACTGGTTATACTGTTTTAGTAGTTTTACATAATATGAATCCTAGAAAAGATAATTGTGGAAATATTGCTACTTTAAAAATTCAAGCAAAAATGCATATATTAAGTCCAAAAATGCAACCTATGCAACTAAATAGATTTATAAATACATATACTAAAAATTTACCTTTGGCAATTACACTTCTTTTAAAAGATATTTTTAATTATCATAATTTACATTCCAAATATGATTGGATAATATATAACACTGTTCCTGAACATGATGCTTTACAATGGATGTATTTAAATCCCACAGAAGGAGTTATGCCTATGTATTTAAATGTGCAATGTAAGTTATATAATATACTTGTAAAAATTCACAAAATTTTGCATGATCGCAGTCGCTGGAATAAATACTACCACAACAAAAAAATAAAGATTTAAAATTTTTATTAACTGTAAAAGAGTAATTGTTTTTTATTTAAACATATTTATTAAAACTTTAAGCAGTAATTTTTGCTTCTAAAAGGGCTATTTTATTTTCTATTGATCTTAAGCGTTTTTGCAATCTGTTAACTTGTTTAAGCAGGTCCAGCGGTGTAGTATCAGGCGTGGCATTGGTAGGCAGAACAGGACGTCCTTGAAGATCAGTGCCGATTAAATTTTGTGCAGCTCCAGCCCAACGTGGCATGTTATGAGTTAAATAGGCAGTATTAATAACGCCAGCAAAAGTAGTATCCATCGTAGTCTGTCAATCTAAAAATAAAAAATGAAAATATTTTTACTATTTTTTAATTTTTATATTTTTTTTTTAACCACGCCCTCAATTAATGATTAACAAACCTGAATCTGAGGAATATTCCGCACTCTGGCAAGACATAAGTCTAGGATTTGGCAGCACTTCCGAAGTAATTTCTCCAAACATAACCCGAGTATGGCGATGCACAGCACCACACTCACAATTCTGAGTTTCCACAAAGTCTGAAGTGTATCTAAGCATCTTATACACTGCCAAATCAAGACCATAAACACCACTGAATGAAATTTTGTTCCCAACCTCAGGTTCAACATACATAGATGTTTGATAAAAACAACAATTTCTAAACATAGTAGTTCCTCTTCTAAATCCTACAAAAATACTACATTTAGTAAAAACATTATTTTTTATAACAGGCCATCTAGCTTTAGTATTACCTCCAAAATGAACAGTATGTAAAGGTAATATAATCCCATCTCTGCAAGTACAATACTTTACATTAACAGTTTCAACATTCCAAGGAGTTAAAATTTTGTTATAACCAAAAAATCCACCAGCATATAACAAAGCTAAACAATAAGTTTCATAAGCTACATTGTTTTTAACCCTTATAAAAGCTCTAGAATTAACCCCTAAAACACAACGTTTAAAAACACAATGAGATACCTTAGAAGGAGAAAAATAAGGAGAATCATTATGATATAAGCAAACACATCTAAAACAACTTTCAAAAATGCAAGACCTACAAACAATTTGATCATAACTTAAAATACATGTATAAGTAAAACCAAAAAACAAACAATTATTAAAATATGTTTTTTTAGTTACTTGAAATACAACAGTTTCAGTACGTGTACAATCTCCAGCAAAAAATTTTACATTTTGAAAAGTAACTCCAGACATATTTCTTATGATAGGATTAAATCTATCTTTTCTAACAATAAATGCAGATCCTTCACTCATTTCTATTTGTACATTTGCTCCATTTCCCATAATGTAACAATTTCTATCAATTGTAACACTATCTCGAATTCTATAAACAATTTTAGGATCTAAAGCTATTTTAACATGAGTATTAATCATTTCACTCCAATTATCTTCTGCTTGCATAGTATAAGTCATTAACTCTTCAAAACTATATTCTATGCATAAATGTCTTAAGCTAACAGGATGAGCTTCAGTTTCTTCTATTACTCTTTGAAAAGGAACAGATTCCATAGGTACTCTTTGGCTTACCGCCCCATGAATTACAACAGCTTCTCCCTGGTGAAGGCCATTATTATTGCTCGCCATGTTATTAAGCCAAAACTTTCAATAATAAAATCCCAGGAAAAAACAGAATTTTCTTTCCAATAATCAATAAGAAAAACCACAAAAGCCAAAGAAGATAAAGTATGTCCCAAAGACAAAAATTCCAATTGAGGAACAATTGAGTCTTCAAAATCACAAGTATAACCAGCTTCTAAAGATTCAAAAAAAGTCTCAGGAAAATCTTTTACTATTTCTTCAAAAATAACTCGATTTTCAATCTTCACTCGATAAACCCAATAAGTTAGTTTATCACAAAAAAGCCAACGATATAAAAAACCAGTCCGGGCCGAAGCTCCATTCAGTAAGTCCCGAAAATCAGAGTAGGACTTCAAATACTGAATGTAGTTTGCTTCCATGCTCTCAGACTATTTATCCTCTTCTGTGTAAAAAAACAAAATGTGTGGAATGTGAAATGATTAGAGATAAAAAACTTACCCAAAAATCTATAAAAAACTTGTTCTCCTTCGTTTCACAGAAAGGTCAAGTGGTTCATCTTGCGTCATGCATTCCATAAAGCTATCTGTAATGTTTTCCGCAGTCTCTTCAGGAGGGGGAGTCACAGGACCTAAAAAAAATAAAAAATTAAATACACTAAAAAACTCTAAATTTAAAAAATAAAAATTAAAAACCCAAAAAAAAATACTTACTGTAAATTAATGCATATGTAGACCTCATATAACAAAGACTGCACATAGAGTCGCCACGACTACGATGAAATTCACAAGTAGGACAATTAACACCAGGCTCTTCAGGAAAAGAAAGAGAAGGTGCCTCGCTCTCACTTTCACTTGGCGACATAACCTCATAACAGCGAAGATCAGGAGTCTCATCAGAACAATTAATGCCGTTTTGATCTTCATCACAAAATAAAAAAGCCGATACCGGAAGCCCATCCATATTAAAATCAGAATCGGAATCATAGCCCAAATCCAAAAAATCGTCAATATTATTTAATGGGGCTAAATCCAAATCCACAAGGTCAGGTAAAGAAGGAAAATCATCAGAAATATCCATACCTTCTCCTAAGGCTTCTGTCTGGAAAAAGTCATCCACAATAGAATAGACCGGCTCCAACCCAGTTAAAGTGAAATGTCTCATGGTCAAAATGAAAAAAAATACACATTTACTCAAAAAATAGTCAGAAAACAGGATGTTCCCACACCCAGTACATTCTCCTAAATGAGATAATGGAAAAATCCCAAAACGTTACACAACAGCTAAAAAAAATAGTGGAAAAATTTTTTCTCCCAATTTAGACTGTATAATATTCTCATCACGAAAAAATACACTAAAAAAACAAATTTGCCACACTGTTGATCAAAAACACTGATAAAATTCCTTTCCTCTGTAGTACTACTCATGCGAGCCTAATTAGGTCATAAAATTCACCGCTAAAAGTGGAAAAACAACTCCACCCTCTAGAGAATCTGAAAAAATTTTTCCCACAATACGTCACAAATACACCACTCCCATATTCAAATTTTTTATCTATATTCCACTCCCCTATTCAAATTTTATAAATCCCTCCCACAATACGTCCTCCGCCCCCTACTCCACCCCCGACGCAAAAATGTCCGGTTATTTATTGATGATG